TTGCTGTTGGGGAAGCCGACATAGGAGCCATGCTTTGAGTCGTGTTAAACTCAGCATTCTCACCATACGGCATACCCGACATGTCAGCCTGAACCTGTTGGGGGCCACCATCAGTGCGTTGAGAAAGTTGACCGGGACCTGACACTGGTGCAGGGTTAGTTGGTTTACGGTAACCACCGTTAGGACTAGCCATCTTCACCCTCCAATGTTACGATCCGTGGATCAATCAGTTCTTTCTCCGGTTGTGGACCCCATTCGTCCTCATCCTCGTCCTCGTCCTCGTCGTTACCTTCACCCTCAATGGAAGACTCAAACATGCCGTACTCAACCATGGTTCGTATAGTGTTCTCGAAATAGTTTTCCATACGAGCAACCATGTCATCAGCCACGTCAGGGGACCATGATGATCCTTCAGACATGAGGGCAATGTTTAGGTCAAGGTAGCGCAAATGCAAACTAATGTTGCGGGATGGAACCCTCATGTTGTTCTACCTTTCACTAAACGAATAAACTTACTTAGAACCCTTGGTACCTTTACCACCTGGTGCACCAAACTTGATGCCTTTGCCGTCTAGTGTTCCTTTACCAGTTTTGTCCATGATTGGCATAGACACGTTTGGCTTACCGTGTGTTCCTTTATTTGGTTGTGGCATTTGTTTCTCCTTTTACCATTTCACTTTATCGGCCCAGTATGCCGCTGACATTTTACCTTTAGCAATATTTTTTGCGTGACGAGCCTTAAAAGAAGCCTGCCGCGCTGTAGGTTTCTTATCCCCGCTCACGCCTTGCTGCCCGAAACGTATCGTTTTAACTTCCGCACCTTCTTTAGCGACCACAACGTGAGACTTAGTGGGATGGTTCGGTGTTCGTTTCGGCTTATTAAAACCTGAAACACCAGCACGTTTAAGTCGAGAATCTTTTTCACTTGCCACGACTAGCCCTCATGTTATCCACAAGGTTAGGGTAAGGACGACCAGCCTTTTTAGCGGCAGCCTTAGCCTTGGTTTTCTGTGCAGAAGTTAACGGAGTAGACTTTTTTTTGGGGTTAGGCTTATCCCACACTTTTCTTGCTGGCATTACTTCTTCTTTGCAGCTTTCTTGACAGGGGTACGCTTCTTGGGGCCTTCAGCGGCTGCTTTCTTAATAGCTGCCTTTTTCTTAGCGGCTCGGCCAGCAACTACCAATGGGTCTTTTTTCATTGACATGTATTCTTTTTTTCTAGGCATATTTACTTTCCTTTCTCAGACCAAGTTAAAGGCGACTTAGTAGTTTTAACGTTTGGCATTACAGAAGAATCCTCAGGATGGTTACCATCACCACCGGCTTTACCTGTAGGGTCCATCCAACATCCACAACTAACACACATAATTACTCCTATATCGGCATTCTGCGGCTGACACCAGCAGAAAGGTTTGCTTCCCCACCAGCACCAAGAGATGCCATCAGCATTTGAAGATCAGGACGACCACCAGCAGGCATACCAGCCTGACCGGGCGCAACACCACGCATCAAACCACTAGACGATAACCCTTCAGCACCACCTTCGGCACCGTCACCGGGGGGACCTTCACTAGGGGGACCGGCCATACCTGCCTCTTGTCCCACACCTAGTTGGTCAACCCCCGGTGTGGTGGGTTCAGGGGGTGGCTCTGGGGCGAAAGCCTCATTAACCACCTTCTCAATAGGTTGACCTTTCTGCCTACCAAGAATAATGGTTGATAGTCGTGCAAGAATCTGACCGGGATCTTGACCGGATTGTGCAAGGACAGGGATAGCTTGGGCGTAACCAGCAACAGCCTGCTTGAGTGCGTCCCGCATTTCTTCAACATCCACCCGTTGTTCTTCCTCGGTGGCGTTGAGAGCAAAAGGCATCTGCCTACGCAGGAAGTCGCGGCTGATAAGACGGTCACCACGGGCTTGCAAACCAAACACGAGGGCACGGTTAGGGTCTAGCCCAGCCATCAACCCGTATTGTACATCAACCGTGTAGTCGCCTTTAATGTCTGTTTCTGGACGGTAACGAATTTCGTACGGTGTACCGTCACTGTTGCCGCGAAGGGTTTTAGTTTCTCCAGCGAAAAGCATCTCATCAACTTTGAGTGCTTTACGGATAAGGTTCTGGAAGGTACGAGCAAACATGGATTGACCCGTACGTATTTGCGTATCAAACCCTGACATGAGGGCTTGCACACCACGGCCTGTAACTACTGAGGCATCAATTTCGCCACCGCGAGCATTCGGGTAACGTGAACCTTGACGTAGTTCCTGATCCAGCACGCCTTGTTGGGCGAATGCTGACTGTGGTACTTCGATAGGTACACGGCGTACACGTTCACCGTTAGCGGTGCGAATAACAGAATCAGGACCCAACGATAGTTCTTGAGCGTCAGGTGGTAGAACGATTGGTGCTTGTACTGCTTTCTGTGCAGCCTCAAGGGACAGCAACGCGAAGCGTGCCTTAGCAACCTGTACAGCGAGAACGTCATCGAACTGTCCATGTGATTCTGTGTCAACACCTGGGCGCTTAGTCCATTCGACTAGGCATTCACCAATAATATTTTCTGACGATTCAAGAACAATACCGTTACGGGTAGGAAGAAACAGTAAATCAACCTTGGCATCATGGTAGCGTACAACTTCAATCATTTCGTTACCGGAGTACGAGTTGCCGTTAATGACACTTTCAGCGTCAGGATACATGGCTACAAGTTCGTCACGGTTCTTGAAGAACGAAAAGAAAGCTGCTCTTACTTGGTTCCAACGGTCAAAGACGGGGTATGCGCCGATAGAATCCTTAAACACGATACGTGGTATGCGTGCTTCTTCATCAATTTCAATCATTGACGGTACGAAACCGTACGTGAAGTAACGGTCACCCGCATCATACATTTGTATTTGTACTTCAGAATAATCCAAGTACCCGTTTACGATACGTGAACGCTTCTCAGCAAAGTTACGGGCACTATCAGAAATCATTTTCGAGGATGAACAGTTAAAGGAAGGCAATGGTGCGAGCACTTCAGAGAGGTCACGGGCAGCAACATCCACCATGTTCGCCACGATACCCTTATCGAAAGGACCCTCAGGGAACAAGTCAGGGTAAACATCCCTCATGCGGCCTTGACGTACAGCAAGAACATCCTGCATACGCCCATCACGGGCAGCGTTAGCAGACTTCAACCTGTCAAACTGGGCACGGATCTCCCGCAAACGCGGGTTACCCGATGCAGCTGTTGCTTTCTCGCTAAACATTGCAGTCATTCATAAACCTTTCAAGCACCGATACTGGTGAAAGCGTTAGCCGCTTCCGCTTCAATAAGACTCACAGTGGTTTGTTGCCTAATATCCCACGGTGTAAGGAAACTATTTTTTACGTGGGAACGAGTATAACTCGAATTCATTACTACACGGTCACGGCAAGAAAGTTCAGCGAACCACATCGCCATAACAATATCCGTTTTCTGTGTCTTCGGGGCACTAGGTGACCATGTAACTAATTGTTCCACTAACTGTTTACATGATTCTTGGCCGTGAGTAGACGGCAACTCAATCATTTGGTTCTTGTTTTCCCAGTTACTAAACAGTGAAGCCATCGAAGCAACACCAAAATCAGTGTCATGTTTGTTCTGCCCCGTGAAGTGGGGTTTAATAACAGTGCCACGGGTAGAACAAAACTCGTTCAACTCCCTATCGTGCACCAAGAAACCTTGGAAACCGTTACGTTCAATACGCCACTCACTGATACGGTACTTCACAGTGAAATCTTTAATCATGTCCCGCATCGCTTCAGGGGTATTAATCTTGTTGTACACGTCAAGAACGTAACGTTTCTGGCTTTTAATATCTAAACCCATCACCACGGCGGCGGTATGCCCAGAAGTAGCGGGGTCTAGGCCAGCAACAATAATAAGACCATCCATGCCATTGATACGTTGATTAACCATACCTTTAGGTATAGGGCCAGCCATACGGTTACCGTTGATAGCGGCTTTAATCATTTCAGGGTTAAAAACTGCATCTTCAGAAACTTGCTGCTGCTGATACACCATAGCCCAAGCACGAGGGGAAACCCTGCGGCGCTTCTTAGAAAGACGCGGCCCATCCCATTTAGCGTAGTAGCCTTCAGCGTCAGCTTCTTGCGTTTCAATCTTTGACCCTGGTTCCGGCTGGTTGGATCGCGGCCACAAAGTAACCCAGTCAGATTCTTTATCCGCAAACTCTAACACGGCAGGCATAGAAAGGTATGACCATGGTGAATCCTCGTCAGGATACCGGCTCTCGTCCCTAAGTTCCCTATACAGGTCTTTAGAGGCGAGGCGGGTACCCACGACAAGCATTGAACCGGATGCTGAAATACGGGAAATAACTTCCGACTGCAACCAGTCAATTTGCTTCTCA